CATGTACTTCTTGTGGCTCTGTAGCTGTAGGTATAGTAAAGAAAAGATTAACTGACTGTGCTTGACAAATAAACTCTTGTCGTTTAGATGCGTGTTCTATAATCCATATCTGATCTATTTCATTTGCAGTTTTAAATATTTCTTTTTCTTCATCGGTTAATATATCAAGGTGTTGTACTGAACCATCTTTACCTGCAATGTCTTTCCACAATGCATTGAGTTCGTTTTTCTTTAATCCTTTATCTTTTAATAACTCTTCCAAATATTTGTTTTTAACTTGATATGAACCTGATAAAGTTTTGTGCGTATAAACATTAGCACGATATGGCTCAATCGAAGGAGATGCACCACCACAAATAATACTAGAACTGGCATTAGGAGCAACAGCGAGTAAATGAGCATTCCTCCTGCCACTACCACTGATGTCAGGAGCTTCTCCACGCTCATCTGCAAGGATTTTTGAAGCTTTAAGTGCTTGTGTTTTAATGTGTTTAAAAGCTTTATAGTTGAAGCCCGTAGCGAAGATACCTTCAAAAGGTATGTTATGCGACTGGAGATACGAATGATATCCCATTGCACCAAGACCCAATGACCTTTCTCGATAAGCAGAGTAGGCAGATTTAGTGAAGCCTTCACTGCCTTCTTTAATATGCTTTTGAAATCTTTTAAAGTTTGCATTGTATTCTCCTAAACTGTTTGTTTCTACTGCATGATCTATATAATGTTGAAGTACGTTGTCCAACATAGTTATTAAGTCTTCAATGAACAGAGGGTTCTCACTCCAATCATCAAAGTATTCTAAGTTTACAGAAGACAAACAACAAACTGCTGTTCTTTCTTCATTAGTAGGGAGAGTTATTTCCGAACATAAGTTGCTTTGTTTTATTTCTAATCCTAAATCTTTTTGTTCTTTTGGTAGAGCATCATTACAGGTATCTATATTAACCATGTAAGGCTCACCTGTTTCTGCTCTTGCATTAATAATCTGCCACCATAAATCTCTAGCATTAATAATTTTTGTAGGGTCATTAGTCTTAGGGTCAATTAGTCTAAAGTCTGCGTCTTCTTCAACAGCTTTTAAAAACTCATTGGTTATATTAACACCGTTATGAAGATTAAGATTTTTTCTGTTTATATCTCCTCCTGATTCTTTACGCATGTTAATAAACTCTTCGATTTCAGGGTGAGATATATCCATGTATGCAGCATAAGAACCTCGTCTTGTTACACCTTGATTGAAGGCTAACATCTGAGAGTCTACCACATGCATGAAAGGGAGTGAACCAGTAGACTTACTACCGTGAGTAGTAGAAATACCGTTACTTCTAACGTCTCCCCAATAGCCACCAATACCTCCACCTGAACTCGCCAACCAAATATTTTCATCATAGTGATTTGATAAACCAGTACGGCTGTCAGGAACATAATTGAGAAAGCAGCTAATAGGAAGCCCACGTTTGGTTCCCCCGTTACTAAGTATAGGAGTGCTAAACATGAACCAACAATTGGAACTGTAGTCATAAAGTCTTTGAGCCAATTCAAAATCCGTGATTCCCTTATAGGTTGATCCAAAGACGGATGCTCTTGCGAATGCTTCTTGGGCATGTGTTTCTTCTCCTGTAAAATATCTATCTTTTAAAGTATCAAGACTAAACTTATCTAATAGTCTTTCGTTGCTGTAATTAATTTTTATTCCTAAAAAATCTTTAATACCAACTTTGTCGTCTACCACTTACTTTCTCCTGTTTTAAAAAACTTATCTCGATCATCGTGTATATCAAGCATTATTATAGCATAATGTAATATTTTAAGCAAGTCTTTTCTGTTGTGCCCTTCTTTATTTCCATAACGCTTAGCATACTTTATAATGTTACCCATACAAAAACCTGTCCCATGTCCTGAGTCAATGATAACATCAGTAGCTTGATACTTATCAGACGCATAGTGTTCACCATATGTACCATCAATATACTCTTTTAGTTCTTGTATTAATTTTTCTTCGTTAAATTTATATTTCATTTTGATATCCAGTCTTCGGGTAAGGTACTTTCACTGTACCATTTAAAATTATTTTTTTCTGCCCATTCAGCGTGGCTGCGTTTAGTTCCATCTTTTCTTCGTTTTGCTTGTGGCATTGGAGAGCTTGGACTAGAAAATAAAAACACCAACTCAAATTCTCCTATCTGTTCTTCTAAAGCTTCTCTTATCCAAATATATTTACTGTACTCTGCGTAATCCCAAAATCTACCTTTAGCTTCTAGTAATATTGTTTGACCATTAATAGTTTTAACAAAGTCAGGCTCGTAATTGTGTTCAACTACATAAGGTATTTTTTCTGAGTGATGATTCCACTTTTGTAAAACAGTAGAATGTAGGCTGTGTTCCCATTTAGAATCATATCCTTTAGGAACATCCTTTTCAGTCGGTCTTACCTTTCTTGGTTTTCGATACCTACCCATTTATTATATCCTCTACTGTAATATTTTCAAGTGGTTTGTTTAATTTTTTAATCTTTTTTTGCATCCATTTATCGGTAAAAGCAGACAATATTCTTCGGTTGTTAGCAAACACATATTGCTCGTCAGGTAAATATTGTTTGTAATTTTTTTCTGTTAGATTAGGTAGCTCTTTAGGGTCTAACATAGAAGATAACCAGTCAACTAAAAGTTGTTTAGATTTTTTTCTAATTAGTTTTGCTTTGATTCCTCTCATGATATAACCTCTCTGACATTGGGTTCGTTAACAACTGTCGTTAAATAAACAGGTCCTTTAGCATATCTAAATGTTCTTAAACCTCCACCATTGTTTGAATCTTTGTGACACTCAACCTTATGTTTACAAAACACACACGGTCTAGGAAGTTTCATGTTTCCACCTTTACCTTCCGGTATTGGTTCATAACATAAATCGGGTGGTGATTTTAAATTAATTACATTTTTAATCTTTTTAATTCGAGCTGGAATATTAGGCTTATCTAAATCTTCAGGTCGAAATAATGTAAGCTCTCCTGTTTCTTTGTTCATCACAAGAAAGCCACCAGCATTTGTTTTGTTTGAGTGTTCGTACCCTGCTAGTTGTGCAAGGTAACCAAACGTATCATCTTCAGCTAGAGTACCATCTTTAAATTTTTTAAACCCATAACCCGATGCTGTTTTAACATCAACAACTTCACCATCAATAACACAATCCATATGTCCTTTGATTCCTTTTACGCTTACTTCTTTTTGTTGAGATGTTACCGTGTGTCCTGCTATTTTTACAAAAAATAAAACCAGCACTTCCAACAAATGTCCATATAAAAACTTAACATGTGTATGAGGAGATAGTTTCTCTTGTGTTTTAGAGGTAGAATTAATATCAAACCACAACTGCCTGTCTTGTTTTCCTATATTAGACATGCGTAAATGTTCTGTTGTATCTCGTTTAGGAGGATTAGCCCAATGACGTAAGGCATCTTTCATGTCATTACCAAATGTTTCTATATCTTCATCAGAAACATCTAATGCTTTTCCATCAGAAAGATTAGATATCTTATTGTATATATCGTCTATTAATGTATCAAGTGTTTGTGCCATAAGTGATTCCTTTTTCTTCATATAGTTTTTCATAAAACTCTGCAACCTGTCTGATTTGATCAGGAGTTGCTTGGTTTTTTATGCTGTTTGCCATTAAAGAAACGACAATAACATTGTCTTTAGTGTATCCTTTTGTATTATCAATACGATCTAAAGAGGGTGAATTATACCATACTTTTCTTCCAATTTCAAATTTAATTCCTAAGATAGGACAGTGAGTACTCACATCAATATCTTTAGTACGCAAATCACAAACCAATCCTTTTACTTTGGCTCTTTTGCGAGCAGCTTTAATAAGATTATATTTATGAACGTAATGACCTATTACGTGTTTATATTTAGCCCTATACTTTTCTGTGCTTCGTGACCTAGTGTGTTCCATCCCAACTATCTCCTACTTTGTATTCACCATCTAAAGGACAGCGAAGATTAAAATGTGTACCTGCTTCTACTATAGATTCAACAGCCAGTTGTCCAACTTTGTTTGCTCTACATTCAAGTGTTTCTATTTGCCATTCATCGTGTATGTTTGCTACAAACTTATAAGAAGTCCCACTAAGTTTTAATCTATTTTCTAAAAGACACAAGCCTTTCTTCATAACAATAGCACCTCCACCTTGTAGTAGAGTATTTAAAGCAGCGTGTTTATGTCGTAATAATATTTTTCTACCGTCTAATCCTTTGAGAAATCCTTTTGAAGATGCTCTATCAACCCGTTCTTTAAGAGATTTATATGCTGGGAGACTACTAAGAAAGCGTTCTCGCAACTTCTTACCTGCTTCTCTGCTTCCTCTAATAATGCTTCCAATTTTTTCATCTCCTGCTCCGTATATGAGTGCATAGATGAATGTTTTAGCCTGATCTCTTGATTCAAGTCCAGCAAATTTTTGGTTAGTTGTGTGAATGTCTCCATTAAGTATTTCATTTGTATATTCCTTATCGTCCATGTAATGTGCTAACATTCTAAGTTCTAGTCCACTAGCATCAATACCAATTAATTTATTTCCGTTATCAACAACCCAACAAGCCCTACATTCTTTACCATATTTACTAGCAACGCTAGGTACTTGAGCCATGTTAGGACCTCTGTGTGTCATTCTACCAGTTATTGCTCCTGTTGAAATAACAGAACCATGAACCCTTCCGTCTTGATCGACAGCTTCAATCCAAGATTGTATTTGAGCAATGCGTTTTTGTAATAACAAATAGTCTGCAATGAGCTTAGCTTCTTTGATGTGTTCTATTTTTTTAAGTGTGCCCTCATCTACGATAGGCTGTCCTGTAGGAGTAAATCGTTTTGGCTTCCACCCAAAGTCTATAAGATATTCTCCAATTTGTTTTCGAGAACCTAGATTAAAATCTTCTAAAGCTTTACGCATAAAAGGTTTCATGTTTCCTGTTGATTTAATATCTTTATATTCGTAATCAGTTAGACCAACTTTAGAAAGTGTTCCGTCTTTTTTAAATTTAGGAACAACTTGTTTGACATCCACCCATCTAGGTTTAAATGTTTTTTGTACTTCGTCTTCTACATTTCTAAGTTTTTCAGTTAGCATTGCAACAAGATTGGTTGCCTGTTCTAAATCAAATTTAAAACCATTAACTTTTTGTTCAGTTAAAATTTTTGTAGTTTCATGCTCTAACAAAATTGATTGTTTTGAAAAACCCATAGATTCTTTTTGTAAAAAATTAAATAATATTTTATTTAATCTAACATCTTGTACGCAATACTTTAACATAGCCTTACTATAAGATTCAAAGTCAGGTTTTTCTTGTTTATAAGAACCTAATTTATAACCCCATCGTTCTAAGCTGTGCCCACTTTCACGAGTAGGTTTAAATAACCTAGATAAAACAAGAGTATCTATAACTTTATCTGAATGATATAGATCAACACCAGTTAATTTTTTTATAACTGGTATATCAAAACCAATTATGTTATGCCCAATTAAAGTGTCGGCTTTCTGTAAAAACTTTACACCTTCGTCTATTTGATCGGGTTCAAATGTATGAGCTTTATCGTGTTCATCTACTGCTACTATGCACCATATTTTTGTAGCGTCAAGCGAGTCTGTTTCAATATCAAATACTAATTTCATAATGGTAACTCCAAATTATCTTCATCAAACATAAGTTCATCATCTTCATATTCAGACAAACGACCTGTTTCTTTATCATAAACTAATGAAGTTGACATGCCAACATCACCTGTGTATCTAGATTTAAGAACTCTAAGTTTAGTTGTTCGAGCTTCTAGTTCGTCCTCTGCTTGTTGATTTCTTTCAAGTGCTATAACACAATCCGAAAGTTGTGCGATACTATTAGAGCCACGAAGATGCGAAAGACTTACAATGATCCCATTTTCATGTCCTTTATTACCATCGACTCGTCTAAGATGTGATACAAGAATAATTCCTGCACCAGTTTCTTCGACCATGCTCCGTAATCTAGTCATGATGTTATCAATTGATCGTCTTTCGTCACCTTCCGACATGGCACTTACCAACATGTGTAAATGGTCAACAACAACCCACTTACAATCACACCCAACAATAAGATATCTAAGTTTTGCAAAGATGTCATCTATATCATTAGTTCCAAAATGAGCATGTACAAAAACTCTATCATTAGAAAAAGTTTTTTGATACATCTCTCTCAAAGTATCTTCAGAAAAATCATCCCTAATGTGATCAATATATAACCTAGCGTTAGCTTCGATGGATAAGATACCATCAACAGTTCTTCTCCAATCTTCTTCTAAAGCTATGATACCTACATTATCTTTTGTTTGTTG